AGCTTGATATAGCCTTCGATCTTCTTGGCCATGATGGCCTCCTTTCATCCTGTTGGGGCGGATGCCCCGCAGAGTAAGCGGTGATAGCGAGCAGCCGGGGCCGCTCTACCGCACGGAATCGGGCAGGCCACAGGTCCGCCGCGAAGTGGGCGCCCATAACAGCTTGCACCGCATTTGCAAGCTTGGGAAAAAGCAAGCCGCCGCAGGGGCGGACCCTGGCGGCGGCAGCGTGACACCGATGGGACGGCAGCCGCCCCGTCGGCGGATTACTTGACCAGTTCGACTTCGTCGAAGCCGAGTTCCACCGGGGTGGCGCGGCCGAAGATCGACACCGAGACCTTGACGCGGTGCTTGTCGAAATCGAGTTCCTCGACCACGCCGTTGAACGTGGCGAAGGGACCGGCATTGACCTTGACCGAATCGCCGATCTCGTAATCGACGGCGACCTGGCGGGCGGGCTGTGCCGCGGCCTGTTCGCGCGCACCGAAATAGCGTGCGGCTTCCTTTTCGGAAATCGGCTGCGGCTTGCCATTGTGACCCAGGAATCCGGTCACCTTGGGCGTGTTCTTGACCAGGTGGTAGATATCGTCGTTCATCGCCAGCTTGGCGAGGACGTAACCGGGCATGAACTTGCGCTCGACCGCGATCTTCTTGCCGCGCTTCACTTCGGTCACGGTTTCGGTGGGCACTTCCACCGCTTCGACCAGCTGCGACAGGCCGATGCGCTCGGCTTCGGCGATGATCGATTCGCGAACCTTGTTTTCAAAGCCGGAATAGGCGTGGATGATGTACCAGCGAGCCATGATGCGTCTCTATGTGCGAAGGTAAGAAAATCAGGGGTGCGAAGTTCAGGCGAGCTTGAGCAGCCACTGCACGATAAAGCCGAACACGCTGTCGATGCCCAGGAAGAACACCGCCAGGATCAGCATCATGATGCCCACGAAAATCGCCGTGGTGGTGGTTTCCTGGCGCGTGGGCCACACCACCTTGCGCGCTTCGGCCTTCACCTGATTGAAGAATTCGCCGGGGCTGGTCTTGGCCATTTTACGTGCCGCCTTCGTTGCCTGAATGAATCACGTGCCTTCCGCCTAGGGGCCATCGCCGCCCCGGACAGGTCCGGGAGGGGCAGGTAAGGCTCCGATGTCGGAAGGTGTGGCGTATCTAGGGCCAAGCGCACCGCTTGGCAAGAGCGCACGCCATCGCGCGCGCCGCCCTGCTGGCCGCAGCGCAGGGCCAGCCTTGGGCACGAAACGGAAACATTGCCGGGTTGGACGGTTGTATTGCGCAACAGGGCAGCGCGTTTTCCCCGCCTGCCCCCAACGAAACCAACCTATCGCGAGGAACCTGATCATGCGCGCCATCGCTGCCACCGCCGCCCTGCTGCTGGGCACCGCCATCAGCCTGCCAGCCATGGGCCAGGCCACCACCGGGGCCGCCGGCACCACGACGGGCACCGCCGGCGTGGGCGTTCACGCGCACCCCAATGGCAGCGCCGCCACGGTCGGCGGCAGCGGCACCGTGGGCTCCACCGCCAATACCGGTACGGCCACGACCATGCCCGGCATGGCCGGAACGACTGCGGGCGCTGCCAGCAGCAGCCTTGGCAGCACCGGCAATGCCCGCGTTCAGGCCAACCGCCACGGCGCCATGGCGCAAGGGGGCGCGACCGGCTCGGCCCAGGGCGCTCTCAACAGCACCGCGCGATCCGCGGTCGATCCCATGGGCACGGCGATGAGCGGCGCCACGGGCTCGAGCCTCGGCGCTGGCGTGGGCGGCACAGTGGGCGGCGCAGTGGGCGCCACCGGTTCGGCCGCCACCGGGCTGACCGGCGGCCTCTAAGCTAAGCTGTTCTGGCCCAGACGAGAAAGGCCGCCATCCCGGCTGGGGTGGCGGCCTTTTCAATGCGTGCATCACCCGATGGTGATGGCAGGAGCGGGGGGACTGTCTCCACCGCTTTAAGACAAGCACTTGCATTGGCTAACCGCTCAGCGCGGACCCACGCAAACCCTGGGCAACCCAGTCGGTCTGTCTAACCAAAATGCCCGCAAAACATCGCTGCGTTGGGCGCCATCCATGCCGGCGCCCCAGTTGTCGCCGCGCGATCAGTTGCGCGCATAATTTCGCAAAGCCTCCTGACCCATCGTCTGTGTTCCCTCGGACGCGGACTTTGCGCGGCCGCCAGCGCCCTTAGGGCCAATTTCCAGCTTTTGCGGGTGGGGTTCGCAACTCGGTTATCTCGGTTACATTGGCGGAAATCAGCCATTTTTTCGGCAACACAAAGGGCAACACGGCGGTTATCTGGTAACCTCTATATAAAGGAATATTCTATCTAATTTATATGCAATAACTTCAATGACATAACCTTTCAGCCCAAGAGATATTGCCCATGGATAACCGCCGTAGGGTTACCTAGAAACCCGCAGATTTCCGCCATTTTCCCGGCCTTCGCCCTGCCATGTAACCGAGATAACCGACTTGCGACGATGGGGGTTGATCCTTGGCCACGGCAAGCGGCGCAGAGCCGGCCTCGAAAATGCAAAATTCGAGACGAAGAAGAGGCAAGCGAGGCGTGGGGGCGAGCGCGGCGCGCGAGGTGCCGGCGGCCACCTGCCCCCGGCCTCGCCCCCCTGCCCCCTCGCGTCGATGCCCGTCGATCGCCGCTCGATGTCGCCCGTGGCCCCTCCGAGGAGCCCAGGCACGAAAAAAAGGGCCGGGGGATGCCCCCCGGCCCCTATCGCACTGCGCTGGCCCTCACACGGGCCGGCAACCTCAATTGCTAATGATCACCTCGCCCACCACCTGGCTTTGCGCCATGCCGCCCACGGTATAGCGAACCGGCACCGCCTCGATTGCGAACCCGTCGAAGATCCGGCGCACCTCGGGATGGTCATTCAGCGACAGAATGAAGCGCCCCTTGATGCCGCGCAGCTGCTCGGCCATCGCATCGAACTGGCTTCGGTCGAACAGATCGCGGCCATAGTCTCCCTCGCACCCAAAGTATGGGGGATCGAGATAGAACAGCGTCCCCGGCCGATCATAGCGCGTCAGGAAGTCCGACCAGGGCAGGCGCTCGATCACGACACTGGAAAGGCGCTCATGCGCAGCCTCGAGGATCGGCCCGACCTTGGCAACATCGAACCGGGCCGGGCTGGCAGTCGCAACGCCAAATGTCCGCTGGGCCACCTTCCCCCCGAATGTCAGTTTCTGAAGGTAGAGGAAGCGCGCTGCGCGCTCGAGATCGGTCAAGGTCGACGGATCTTGCCGGCGCAACCGCTCAAACCCGGCACGCGAAGTCACCTGCCAGCGCAGCATGTCCATGAACGCCACATAGTGCCGTTGCAGGATGCGAAAGAACGTGGCCACGTCCTCGGACCAGTCGTTGATCACCTCGCATTTCGGACGCTGATCGCGGCGGAAAAATACCCCGCCCATGCCCACGAATGGTTCGGCATAGAGCTGATGAGGCAAAACATTGATCCGGGCCACCAAACGCTTGGCCAGCATCTTCTTGCCGCCGAGATACGGCGCAGGCGGGCGCGTGGGGCTGACCGGCTCGAGCTGGTCCAGCACGTTCGACAACATCGCAAATGTTCCTTATATGTTCTCACCGCCGAGTCGGCAGGCGGGATGGCCTCGGGTGGGCCTGTCTGGGGACATGACGATCTGCGGTCGTCGGAATGGGGCGGTGCAACGCCCCTTCCCCCGCCTCTGTCGGCGGGCGGAAATCCTATCGCGCGCCGACCGCCACGCGGGTGCCGTCCTGCTTGATCACGCTGCCATCGCTGCACACGTAATCGCGAAAGGCGAGCACCGGTAGGCCGGTCCAATCGTTGAGCAGGAGCATGCGGCGCATGATCGGCACGATCTCCGTCTCGTAAAAGGCATCGCGGGTCTGGCCGATGTTGCCCAGCCCACCGGCGGCCTGTGGGATCACGCCGATCAAGATCGGCGGGGTGCGGTGCGCGGCAAGCATGTCGTCTCGGCTGATGTTCTTCACGGCCGAGAATTCGTCTTTCGCTGTCACGTCCGCGATCGGCATGATCTGGATGCCGTCCTTTTTCCCCTTGGGGATATAGACCAGCATGTTCTTGAAATTGCCAACGCCCTTGGCGCTGCCGAGCTGCTGCTCGATCGCGTCGACAGTCGCATTATCGGCTAGGGGCTCGCTCAAATAGAACACGAACCCCGCGTGCGCCCCATTGAGGTAATAGCGGCGGCGGAAAAGCGTGGCATTTTCCGACAGCAGCCCGCTCTGCAGCGCCGACAGCCATTCGGGCAGGCCATAGATTTCCTGCGCCACGTCCGGCTGTTGCAGTTGGAAAATCGTGCCAGGGGCATAGGCATGCTCTTGGCCGCGCGAGCAATTGGTCCACCAGAACACGTCAGGTTCGATCCCAGCCCGCGTGTGGATGGCCGGGCTATGCGCCAGGGTGGCGATGCGCCCGCCGAGGTTCGGCACGCTTTCGAGATAGGCATTGCCCATCTGCAGGAAATCCAGCGCCCAGCGCTCGAACACGTCGGCGGCTAGCCACCGCGAAGGCGTCTGTTGCGCTACCAGCAAGTTGACCTTCAGGCCGATCGCGCTGCGGTGATAGGGCGAGACGTTGAACGTCTGCGAAAGCCGCGCCATCGGCAGCGGTGGCTCATACCAGCGCCCGTTGTGCCAGATCTCGAAATACTGGGCGAGTTCGCGGCGATCGAGCACGCTTTCCGGCTCGCCGAAGCGAAACGCCCTGGCGGGTGCATGGCTGGCCTGTTCCTCGGGCTGATCGGCCAGGGCCAGGGCGGTCGAGCTGGGTTCGGTCATATCGGTCCTGTCAGTTGAGGAAGCGCACACGCCCGGCCGGCGCCTGGATCTCGGCGCCCGCATCGAGCGGTTCGTTGGAAAGGGCATGGAGGATGGCCCAGGCGATATCGGCATGCCCGATCTCGCCGTTGCGCCGCGCGGTATAGGTTACGCCGCGCTGGCTCCCCGTCAGCGTCGGGCGAATGGCCATGAATGCCTGCATCACGTCGGTCCAACCGGCATCGAATTCGATACGGCCGGCGCGGAAGACGTTCTGGCCCTTGATCACCAGGGCGGTTTTGCTGGCCACCGAATATTCGATCTTGCGCGCCAGCGGGAACCACTTGCTCACCAGTTCCCACACCGCTTGGCCATGCCCTGTGGTGTCGATCGATATGTCGGTGACGTTGTAACGCTTGCAGACCGCCCGGATAGCGTCGGCCTGGCCCGCGAAGTCCAACCCGTTGAGCCGGATCTTCTCGAGCACCCGAAATTTGCCCCCCGGTTTTTCAGGGGGTGCCAGAACGGCTAGCGCCGCATCGTCCCGGCCCTGCTTGTTAGGGTCATAACCAAGCCAGACCGGCTTTTCCCCGAACGGCCGCCCGCCAGGGATTTCGATCAGCGCAGGTGCAAAATCCCGCCACTTGTAGAAGCTGTCCACCCGCGCCGGCGCGAGGCGCGCATACGGGAACGAGCTTTCGGAATCGTCGATGTCCTCGCATTCGAACAGGTTGCGGAACCGCTCATCCGAATACTCGCGGCGCAGCTCGTCCACATCGACCAGCTTGCCCAGGCCCTTGGCCACCGCGTCATGGATGGTGACGAGCTGTTGCCAGCTACCATCGGGCATGATCGCGCCGTTCCGCAGATTGCGATGCGAGATATCGAACGGCTGCTGGTCACCTTTCGCGCGCCCGGCATTCCACTCCTCGCCCGACCAGAAGCCATAGGATTGATGCGTCTTGGTCGAAGGCGTCGAGAAATAGGTCTTTTTGTAGATCTTGTGCGTGGCCATGCCGCTGGCCACGCCGTTCAGCTCGGTGAACCCGTGCACCCATGCGAATTCGTCAAAGTAGAAGTCCCCGCTCTCGCCCTGGGCGGTGGCGCTGTTGGTGGACAGCGGATAAAAGCCCACTGCATCCATCGCCGGCAGCGCCTGCGGCTCGCCATCCTCGTCCGTCTCCGCCGGAAACGACAGGTCGAGCATGATGGGGTTGCCCTTCAGCTCCACCCCGGTCACGCGCCGCACCCATTTCACGATTTCGCGGCGGAACTTGTTGGCCTGGCGCTGGGAAGCCGAAAGGAATATCTGGTTGCGCGGAGCCGCGTCCTTGTCGTCGTCCAGCGTCGCCAGGATGGCTTCGGCCACTTTGGCGACCGATTCCCGGCTGAAATAGACGGTGGCGCCAATCTGGCGGCTCTTGCGGATCTTGCGCACGCGCTGATGACGCTGCTCCCACCACTCGGCCTGGTACTCGAAACACCAGTCGTGGAAATCGTCCAGCAGCGCCTGCCACTGCTCCCGCGACAGGAAATTCTTGCGCTTGTCCGCGCGCTTGGCCTTGGCCTCCTCGTTGTTGCGCTTCTCGATCTTGGGGTTGAGATCGCTTTCGCGCCCGGTCTTGTCGAACTTGCGGATCCGCGCGGCGCGCTCGAGCTGGCGCATCATGAAGTCCGCGCGCTTCATGTCGCCTTCGGTGAACGGCTCCTTGTCGAGCAGCGTGGCGAGGCGTGCCTCGAGCCGATCCTCGACCACCGCGATTGGCGCGTCGTCGTCCCAGGCATCGCGGCTCTTCCACGCGGCAAGCGTTCCATATTTCACGCCCAGCTCGGCCGCGATCTGCGTCAGTTGCCACCCGCGATGGTAGAGCGAGCGCGCCTGCCGGCGCTGGGCGCGCGCCACCTGCCGGCTGATCGCCGGGGCGTCGTCGTCCGCGTCGGGGTGGCTGGTCGGATGCATGGCCAAAGCCATGCACCCCGAAATGGCGCCCCTGTCGCCCCGCTCGCTGGGTAGAGGCGGCCTCTACCGCGCGCCCGCGTTGCCGATGCCGCGCCGGGCTGGCTCAAGGGCAACAGCACACGGGTCGCCGCAGCCGGCCCAGCCAACAGGACCGCCCAGGAGCACCCGATGAAGACCAAGCCCTTCCTGCTCGCCACCGCCGGCTCGACTGTCGATGGCCGCACCATCGATGACAAGATGCTCGAGCAGATGGCTTCGAGCTACAACCCCAAGACCTATGGCGCTCGGCTCAACATCGAGCACATCCGGGGGATCAGTGGCGATGGTCCATTTCGGGCCTATGGCGACGTGCTCGAGCTGTCGACCAGCATGGTGGAGGTTGATTTCAACGGTAAAAAGGAAAACCGCCTCGGCTTGTTCGGTGTCTTCGACGTCACCCCCGACGCCAAAAAGCTCAACGATGCTGATCAAAAGGTTTACCCTTCGATCGAGATCGAGCCCAATTTTGCCGGCAAAGGCTTCGCCTATCTCATGGGCTGCGCCCTGACCGACAGCCCCGCTTCGATCGCCACCCAGCGCCTGCAGTTCAATCGTTCGCTGCCGGGCGTTCTCACGGTGTCGGCGGAGACCGCAGAAGCGCTGGAATTTCCTGACGAGGCCGGCGGAGAGACCGGTGCCGGCTTCCTGGCCGGCCTGTCCGGTGTGCTCGACCGCTTCGCTGCCAAGTTTACCCCGGCGCCGCCCAAGCAGGATCCTGCACCTGTAGTCGATCCTGCCCAGGTGCAGACGTTCGATTTCGGGCAGATGCGCCCGCTTTTCGAAGAACTGGGCACCAGCTTCTCCAAGGCTATCACCGATCTGCGCAACGAATTCCGCGCTGATAGCGATGCCCTGGCCGTGAAGCTGCAGCAGCTGGAAGCCACCCAGGAACAGACCCCGGCCCACAACTATACCGCGCGGTCCCGCTCCGATGGCGGCGCCGCGAACTACGCCGGCGTCTTCTAAACCGTCACCCGCCCGCCCCGCACCCCGTCACCACAGGACCTGAAAAACATGGGTTACAATCTTTCCGATCGCGGCCGCCGGGCGCTGGACGGTCTTTTCGCCGCCATCCAGCAGCGCAACAATGCGCCGCGCGGCGTGGCCAAGCAGTTCTCGCTCGAGCCTTCGTCCGAACAGCGGCTCGAGGATCTCCAGCGTGAGAACGTTGGCTTCCTGCAGCGCATCAACGTGCCCGGCGTGCGCGATCTCAAGGGCCAGGTCATCGGCCTGGGCACCGCGAACATGGTGGCCTCGCGCCGCAGCCGCCCCAATCTGCCCCGCCAGCCCAAGTATGCCGGCTTGCTGCAGGATCGGAAGTGGGAGCTGCACGACACCCTGTTCGACACCTGGCTCCCGTGGGAGCTGATCGACAACTGGTCGCGCTTCCCCGATTTCGCCGATCGCTACTCGCGTCAGGTGGCCATTTCGGTGGCATTGAGCCGCATCATGGTGGGTTGGCACGGCACCACGGCGGCCGACGACACCGATGCCGAAGAAAACCCGTTGGGCGAAGACGTCAACATCGGTTGGCTGCAGAAGCTGCGCCTCGAGCGCCCCGACCATGTGATGGGCCGCAACACCGTGACCGTCGGCGACGTCACCACCGCCACTGGCACTGCCAAGCCGATCTACATCGGCAAGGACGCCAGCGAGGCCGAAGGCGATTACAAGAACATCGACGCGCTGGCCTATGACCTCATCTCCGGCATGCCGAGCTGGGCACGCGCATCGACTGATCACGTCGTGATCGTTTCGCAGGATCTGGTGGACGAAAAGTATTTCCCCATGATCAACCGGCCCCTGTCGGACACCATCGATGGCGGGAAGTCCACCAGCGACCAAGTCGTTACCGACATCGTCATGTCTGCCAAGCAGATCGGCGGTCGCCCGGCGGTGATCGTGCCCTACTTCCCCGAGGGCACGATGATGGTCACCCCGCTCGGCCAGCCCAGCGTACCCGACAGCAGCAACCTTTCGCTCTACTATCAGGAAGGCTCGCGCCGTCGCTACATCAAGGACGAGCCGGAAAACATGGCTTCGCTGGTCGACTACAACTCGGTCAACGAAGGCTACGTGATCGAGAGCACCGATCACGCCGTCATGGCCGAGAACATCACTTTCGGCGACCGCCCGTAATACCCGAGGGCATCGAGGGGGGACCTGCCGTGGCCGGCGGCACCCCGGAGCCAGCGCACCGCAGGGGAGGCCACGCGCCCCTGCGGACCACCTGCAACAGGACCAAGCCCCATGAGCAGCCCTTTCCGCCGCCACAAGCAGCGGGTGCAGGCCATCCGCGCCGGCGCCGCCCCGTCCACCGAAAGCACGGCGCCGGCCGAGCCGGACACCAGCACGCCCGAAGGCAAGGAATACGCTGCCCTGCGCGTGCTGCTCCACGACAACCTGCGCGCTCTGAAGGACATCGCCAGCCACGAGGCGCGCATCCCCAAGAAGAAGGAATTCGCGGGCGCTTTCGCTGCGTGGATCGACGGCGTTCTCGAGGCTGGGGATCAGGGCAAGGCCGCCCAGGATGAAATCCTGGTCACCAACATGCTCTGGGCGATCGACTATCGCGATTTCGACTATGCCCTTGCCTTGGCTGCCCACGCCATCCGCTTCCACCTGGTGCTGCCTGGCTTCACCCGCACGGTTGCCTGCATCGTGGCCGAGGAAATCGCCGGCATCGCCCTGGCCCAGGCCAAAGCCGTCCCGCACGAGGCGCTGCTCCGCACGCTCGAACTGGTGAACGGTGCGGATATGCCCGATCCCGTCATGGCCAAGCTCTACAAGGCCATCGGCCGCAGCTTCGCGCGCAAGGCCGATGAATTCGATCCGGCCGCCGACAATGCCCCCGCCGGTGGCAAGGCCGCCTATATCGAGGCCGCCCTCACAACGCTGTCTCGCGCCTTGGTGCTCGATCGCAACATCGGCGTGAGAAAGGAGCTCGAACGGCTCGATCGGCAGAAAAAAGCCATGGCCGAGCAGGCCGCCACCACCTGATCCACCAATCGCCCACGGCGCTGGGGGGCGGATGGCGGGTTGTGCAGCCGCTTTGCGGTGACGCCCAGCCAACCATCCCCACCCCCCAAAACCTCAAGGAACCGTCCCATGTCCACCGGCGTCATTGCAGTCGCTGCCGCCCCTTTGGATCCCGATGGCGCGCACGTCGTGGCCGATGGCTGGTTCCCGTCTGTGCAACTCGCCACGGTGCGCGGTTCCGTTCGCCTGGGCGATGGCACGATCAGCACCGAACGCCTGACCATGGCAATCGAAGGAGCGATGCTGCACGCTTTCCGCGAGCTGGCCGCCTGGCGCACCGCCAAGGCGACCGCTGGAGTTGCGCAACTGGAAGACGTGACCGCCGAAACGCTGAACGGCGCCAACATGGCGGTGAAGCTGTGGGAGCGGATCGTCACCTATTTCGCCGCAGCGGATCTCTATGCCGCCTATCGCGATATCAGCGCCACCGATCAGGGCCTCGATCGCGCGCTCGAAAAGGACACATCGGCCGATGAGGCCCGCCGCGTTGCGCTGGGTGCTGTCGCCGATCTCCGTTCGATCGGCGCCGAGCCGGTGGGACGCAACCGCGTGAGGCTGATCTGATGCGCCCCCCGGCATGTGTCGACTGCGCCCACTGCATCTGGAACGGGCAACAGAACTTTTGCACGCGCCATCTCGGTGGATTTGATCCGGTGCGTGGCTCCTACCGCGTGAAATCGGTTCTCGCATGGCTGGAGAGGGCATCCAAGCGCACCCTGCTTGGCAGGGCGAAGTGCGGCCCGATTGGCAGATATTTCGTGCAGCGCCAGCCACCCAAAGGCCCACCTCCGCCACCGGCCGGAAAGTGACCATAATGCCGCGCGAAGCCATCGCCCTCCAAGGTGAAACCGTAGATCAAGTCTGCTGGCGCGTGCTGGGCTACACCCGCACCGTGGTCGAGCAAGTGCTCGATCTGAACCCCGGCCTCGCCGCGCGCGGCCCGCGCCTGCCCGCCGGCACCGTCATCAACCTGCCCGAGGCATCGTCAGCGGCCGCCGCGCAGACCCTCGAAACCGTCAGCCTGTGGGATTGATCCATGCGCAAGATCGATAGCCTGCGCCAGGTGCTCTCCACCTCGATCAAGGATTTGTCCAAGTCCAACGAGCGCCTGCGCGTGTGGACAGATCGCGGCACAGTGCAATGCCGGCAGACGGCCACTTTCGGCTTTGCCATGGCCTACCGCGTCAACGTCCTCTTGATCGACATGACCACCGACATCGCATCGGTCGGCTATGTCATCTGTGCGTGGCTGCGCATCAACCAGCCCGATCTGCTGGCGCCCGGCAAGGATGCCTTCGCGTTGGATCTCGATGTGCTCGACAACGGCACGTATGACGCGCTGATCCAGATCGACCTGACCCAGAACGTCACTTGCGCCATCAACAACCAGGGCAAGATGCAGGTGGACTATCTGCCCGAACCCGAACCGCTCTTCGCCGACGATCTGCCCTTCCCTGGCCTCAATGCTGTCCCGGTGCTCAAGGCGGTGTCCGTCACCGGTGACGGGCAGATCGCCCCGTTTGATCCGGCCGCCTGATGGCCGACGACGACCTGACCAGGCTCGACGAATGGTTCGGCCAGATCCTGCAGGGCCTCGCCCCGGCAGAGCGCCGCCGCGCGGCCATGAAGCTGGGCCAGGCCCTGCGCCGCAGCAACCTCAAACGCATCAGCTCGAACACCAATCCGGACGGCACGCCGTTCGAGCCGCGCAAGGCCCGCTATGACCGCAAGGGCCGGCTGCGGATGAAGGCCGGTGCCAAGATGTTTCGCGGGTTGCGCATGGCCAAGCAATGGAAGATCGATGCCGATCAGGACGGTGTGGAATTGTCGCCCGTCTCCCCCGTGGCCGCACGTATGGGCCGTGTCAGCCAGTTCGGTGAAACCATCACTGTCGGCCGCCTGCGCAACGGCAAGCGCATCCGTGCGCGCTACCCCGAACGCCGCCTGCTCGGGCTGTCCGATGAAGACGAAGATCTGGCCATGCTGATCGCGGCCGAAATGATCGAGCCTGACTAGGTAGAGCCCGCCTCTACCCGCCCAGCGCCTCCCCGCGCGCGCGAAGCCGCGCCATGCCGGGGCCATGGCTGACAGCACCACCGCGATTGACCTTTCCCAGCTCCCCGCCCCCACGGTGGTGGAGCAGCTCTCTTACGAGGACATCCGCGCCCAGGCAGTGGCCAAGATGGTCGAGGATCTGCCCACCTTTGACGCCACGGTAACCAGCGACCCTGCGGTCAAGGTGCTCGAGGTCTATGCCTATCGCGAGTTGCTCCTGCGCCAGCAGTTCAACGAGAGGGCCAAGCAGGTGATGCTGGCCTATGCCACCGGCAGCAATCTCGACCAGCTCGGGGCGCTGCTCAACGTCAAGCGCCTGTCCGGCGAACTGGACGATGCTTACAAGGCGCGCATCCAACTGGCGCCCGAGGCGTTCAGTGTGGCCGGGCCAGCGAGCGCCTATCGCTTCTATGCGCTGTCGGCGGCCAGCACGATTGCCGACGCCAGTGTCACTAGCCCCAGGCCTGACGATATCCGCGCGCTGGTCCTGGGCGTGCTGGCCGACCATGGCGCCGACGCGGGCCTGGTGGCGGACATGACGGCTGCACTCGACGGGGCGACCTGGCCGGGCACCGTGATCGTGGCACTGCTGTCCAGCCTGGGCGACGGCTCAGCCAGCGACGACGAGATCGAGGCGGTGGAACTGGCCGTTGCCAACGACGAAGACGTGCGCCCGGTCACCGATCTGCCGCAAGTGCGCTCGGCCGAGATCGTCGATTACGAGATCGATATCGACCTGGTGCTGTTTTCCGGCCCAGACGAGACCGTGGTGCTCGCCGCCGCGCAGGCCGAAGTGGAAGCTTACAAGGCTGCCTCGCGCAAGATGGGGCGCTCGATCACGCGGGCCGGGCTCTATGCCGCCGCCGTGGTTGCGGGTGTGCAGAACGCCGTGGTCAACCAGCCCCCTGCCGATGTGGCTGTCGGCAAGCTGCAATGCGGCAATTGCGTGGGCACCGCCGTGAGGATCGCCGGCCGTGTCGAGTGA